GAATATGAACTCGGTTTGAATGAAGAACTAAGACATAGACCAGCTCGCAAAGATAGGGGAGAAACAATCTATGTTTATGCTGTTGCTAAACTTATGGATGGTGGCACTCAGTTTGAAGTTATGGATATTGACGAGGTTAACCGCATTAAAGATATGGCGCGCTACGAAAATCCAGTTTGGAAAGAACATTTCGACGAAATGGCAAGAAAAACAGCCGTCAGAAGATTGTTTAAATACCTTCCTGTTAGCATTGAAATGCAAGAAACCATGCGACTCGATTCCGAAATTGACAGTTCTAAGCCCCAAGGAAATAGAAGATTGTTGGACCCAAGCTATACGACAGATTATGAGTCAGACCCAGATCAAGTTATCGATATCAAAGACCTTGGAGATAAGGCGCAGGCTGAGTTGGATGACGACCGTAGGTCTAAAATGATCCAGGTTATTCGCGATAACTGTGATGAAAAGCGTGCCAAAACTTTGAATATAGATCTTCTATCACTAGATATGATGGACAATAAAAAGATTGAAATGATTTTTAATGCTGTGCAAGGAAGGTGATTAACCGATGATTTGTGAACGCTGCAACAAAGAAATAGAAGACAGAGAATGGGAAGAATTCGGCGGAATATGCTCCAAATGCGATTATAAACTTAATGAAGAATGGGATGAAAGGGGACTAGAATGACAATGTACGTGGAATGGTCTAAAATCAAAGACAAAATGGACGAGTATCGTGATTATCTCCTAAGCGAGCTTGAAGAAGAAGACGAGGCAATTCAAGAATCCGTGCTCATGACTCATGATAGATTTGTGGAAGAAATGAGCGAGGGGGGAGAATGGATACAGAGGACAGAGAAACCATAGACTCAATTATCCGCTCTTGCTTCGAAGAGCTACTAAGTCAGCTCGATAGAGAAATCCTTCCCGTTAATGGTGTCCAAGACCGCGACGCCGCTATCTATGCAGTCGATACAATGAGATTTGAAATGCAGAAAAGAGTGGAGTCGTACTGTGTTCGCAAAGCTGCACGTAATGGGAAAGATCGTATACAAGGACAAGATAAACCAGACGAGAAACGGCAAGAACCGGCTGGGGATGAGGATAGAAGTGATCAACCCGAGAAGCGGGAATCATCTCCTACTATGGTGTACGCTATGGGGAAGCCTCGCAGAATTGGGGGAGGAACAGTTGGAAGAGGGACAGATCATCTCGCTAGTCGGCGACCTGGGACAGTACAACAAGAAACACCATATGGAAGTGAATGAGGTTATATTCCTCTCAGACGTTTACGACGCCGCTATTTAATACCTGGGCCTTATCCGGGGCCTTAATGCGCCCACGGTTGCTATAAATCGTTCTAAAGGCACCTTTGTTTATCTCATGCAGATAATCAGCGACATACGAGCCTAAAGACCTTCCAATCTTTTCTCTAAACTTCCAGAAATCTTCAATATTGGAAGCGTTGAGATTAAACGGTTCAATTCTTACTGAAATGATATCCTCACGACCTAGCAGCGGATCTCTAACTCTCTTTACTTTACCTTGGACATACTTATTGCCCATAATGATCTTTGACCATTCCTCTAAGCATTCAAACATAATATCGGCAAATCGTTTTGATTGAGAAGTTCCGTAGTAAACTGTGGTGTGTTGAGAAGGGGATTTTTTAGCCTTAGACCAACCTATAGCGCAGTCGATTGTGAGTTGGCCTATGTCAATTTTATTGACTCTATCGCTTTCTTTGATACCTGGTCTGCTTCTAGTTTTCATGATGAAAGATCTAACGTTTGCTGCTTCAAGCTCTTCATGTAATGCGGTGAGATATTCATCAACCATAGTGCTTCCCCAAAGATTAGGAAGCGACGGCCCCGTCGTAAAGAAACCATTGTCATCTGAATGGCCATAGGCCGGGATAAGGAGTACCCCGGTTGGTTTGATCTTTCTCATATACCCTCGCGTTACTTTTTAACCTGCGCTCCGACTGTCATAAACGCCATGATAGCTTGAGCAGCCATTAGAACTAAGGCAAATCCTTGTTCTATTAAAGCCTCTCTATCATCCGCTTCTATATCGAAATTCTCTTCGAATATAGCGGCTAACTCATCTTTTTCCGCGTCGTCGATATCTTTTAGCTCATCATCTATTGCAGACCATTCGACCCCAGCGAGTTGTCTAAGAGCAGTAAATATATCAGGCAAAGAACCAAGGTCACTAAGCCCAACCGAGCCGTCTTCCATAATCTCAAAAATTGCGCTAGAGCCCTTCGCAGCTCCGACAATAGCCATTTTTAAATTCTCAATTCCTACCATGACTAAGCTCCTTTATAAGGTTTTACAAGTGTTTACATTACGCCGCCAAGGCGGGCGAAAGTTACATAATTATAATTTGCGTCACCATCTAGAGCCAAAGACCCGCCTTCGTTATGAGCTGCTTCCATCTCAACTGTATCACCGACATTTAGCCAAATCATAGTGAAGCCGCCAACACTCATATAAGTGTTAGAAGAATCAAATTGAGTATTATAACCAAGATAAGCATACTCACTTCCAGAATTCTTATTCGCCCGAAGATAAGCAAACTCAGTGGTTGCCCATGAAATAGAGTTGCCAAACCTTAAATGACAACCAATTAGATATGGCCCTGCAATAGGGGCCGTAAAAACACCGGTAGAAATATTGTAAGAACCCTCATGGCTGTTAAATACCAAATCTTCATGCACAAGGGTTGTAGGCGAGTTGTTTGGTATCGACTGACCAGCATTAGAATTATATCTGACTGCGACAACCTCACTCGCAGCAATCTGCGCCGGGCCTGAAACCTTTTCGATGGCAATATATGTTTCAAGTGCAGAAGCGGCGTATGCCAAACTCCCACCACTTGTTTGAAATGCCGATGCCCCTATATAATCGCCAACGTTTAATTCAACTACAGTAGAACCGACTGACCTAGTTCCGTATGTAGCATTTAATAAAATTAATGGCCCATATGCGATAATACTTCCATTTTTCTTTATTGCTGTTTCCATAACACCGCTAGCAGCAGAGCCTAAACCAGCAGATACGGAAATTCTATATTTACCAGCAACAGGACATACCCAATAATCATTAGCATTATCGAAACTAGCATGAGTATCAATTTCTGCTGTTTCAAATGCTATGTCTTGATGGCTACCAGAACTAGTATGGTTAGCTGCTGATGATTTATAAATTTTAGCAGCTACAGTACGAGTATCAGCATCGCTGGAAACTAGGGTGTTGGATGACCTGCCTGCTATCGGAATCCAAGCATCCAAGGAAATACGAACAGTAGCGTTAGATAAGGCACCTAAACCGCTGCCCCATGTGTTATTAGTGTCCGTTGCGTAGATATAGAGTCTTGTAGGATTCGCTGGATCAAGCGATAGCATAGCCGGATGCAAAGTCGTTCCGTCATAAATGACAGCCGAACCTCGATTGTTAGTTATTGTTGTTGCCGATATATGATTGGCATCTCCAGAATAGCCACCAGGAATAGTTAAGTAATACCCTCCGGAACCAGCTGCACCAGCTCCAGTCTGAGAAAATTCATATTTTATGTGCATGAATTGCCCATCTAAATTCCACTGCAATTCATCTTCACTAGTAGTTCCTTTTGTTGGGTCTGAAGTATCGCCGTTAATCGTAGGCGCAGAAATAACTTGGATATCGCTTGCAGAATACCCAATATTCTTCCTCTGCCTTCCGCAGTATTCGATATCCCAATCAAATGTCCAAGCTAGGGTCGTAGTAACACCAATATGTCCAATAAGACGGTAAGAAGTACTATCAGAGGCAGACTGAAAAGTGAGTTTATGCACGCCTCCACCATCCATCCACTGAGATGCTGAGGGCTGAATGAGGCTAGAATTAGTAACGTCATAAATCCACCAGACAATATCACTAGGGTCGCTCGTGTCACCCATCGTGCCATAATCAAAATTGGCAGAAACCGAGTAATTAAGCTCGATTTCGATGACTCTGGCTTTGTCGGCGTTTTGAATTGTGAAATCATAACTAAATCCCTCACCTTGTCTTGATGCTCCAGAGTTTTTGGTAAATCTGAAATGATAATCAGAAGCAAGAGGATTTGAGCTAGAAGCCGTCAGCGTAGAGTTTGGAGAACCACCAGTACCGTCTACAGGGTCAGTTCCGGCTGCATCTGCATAAGTTGCCCAACCATCGGTATCAGACGTATTTGCTGGGTATTGGTTTCGGATATAAGTGCGATAGCCGTCGTTATCGATCTTGTGACCATCTTTAAGCAAAAGACCTTTAGCCGTTAAAAGAAACGACCGAACGCCTTTAAAAATAATACTCGGATTAGCCATTACCAATTCCTTACGGAAATACCCTAACTAAGGGCAGTGATATTGATTTCGCCGCTTGTAGCGTCTGCGCTAATAGCTTTGATTGATAAACGAGTTCCAGAGGCAATATTTAGATCTATTTCGATACCACCAGGAGGAATATAAAACTGGTCTACTTCGGAAGCGGCTGCCCCAGTAGCCAAGACGAGAGTTTCGCCAGAGCTATCAAAAATGTGAAGCCGATTAATATCGCTACTAGTCGAAGCAATAAGTTGAGTATATGCGGCAGTAGTGACCGAAACCGACGTGTAATCATTTCGAACTAACTCCACTTTATTGCGACCGACAACTTCTGTCGTTTTAACTCGGCCAGAACTATCCGTTGCGATCTCTCTATGCTGCGTGCCGTCCCAACCCATGACAGCTGCAATAGTGCCTTGCCAATCATGAGTGCCTGCGCCAGATAGGCCGAATTGAACATTGCCAGTTATGGTTTGATTTCCAGTCCACCCACTACCAGTTGATAGCCTTACAGCAAGTGGAGTAGTGTTTGTTTCGTGGCGAGTAGCAAGTAAATGCGGTGAGTCACTAGCAGGAGTAGTTCTAATGGTCTGAGCACTAACCGCACCGCTTCCAAAATCTGCAATACCAGAAGCATTACCGAGTAAAGCAGCTGTTCTAATAGCGCCAGTAACTACGCCAAAGTTTAAAGCTTGCTGCACCGCTTTTGTATCAATACTGGCAACGCTAGTAGCAATATTCCCAGTGTCAGTATCGATAGTGGCTAGGGTTGCTTCTGTTGCCGCTCCAGTAGGTAAAGAAACGGTTCCAGAGATATTATTTATATTCCAAGCGCCTGATTGCATAGCCACAACTATTCCATCAACAGTGATAGAACCGCCACCGTCTGTAATCGGTATAGCCTGTTGATCCGTTGCTAATATTGCCCTTAGGGTTTGGGCAGAAGCCGCGCCAGAACCGTAATCCAAAGCTCCAGTAGCGTTTCCGAGTAAAGCAGCCACACGGAGTGCAGCGCTATTAACCCCGTAACCAAAAGCGCCAAACGTAGACGATCCATCACTTATCCTCACAGATAATGGCGTTCCTACGGCTTCGTGGCGTGTATTAAGTAAATGTACTGCGTCCGTTGCGGGCATCGTCCGAAGCGTTTGACCGCTCGCTGCCCCAGAACCAAAATCAGCCTGGCCAGTGGTATTACCAATAACCGCAGCTACACGAGTTGCGTTAGTTGTTGCTCCGAAATCAACATCCCCGCCAAGTGATACGGGAATGGCACCAGTAGTGGTGTTTACCTCTACCGGATAATATTCATCAACACCTATCCCCTTCATAAAAAGAGCAACAGGTGGAAGTCTTCTTTTAAGGGCTGAAGTTAAACTAGCCCATGCGGTAAGAGCCATTTAGTTTACCCCGAAATTGGTTGTTTTCTAGCGCAGCCACTAACTTTCATATTAAGGCTACAAGTACCAGCGGCACCGACAAATCTCGCAGCTAATCCGAACATAACTGGAATACTAAAGCCGGAAGCAGTAGTCGCACCGGCTGAAGCTGTGAAATCCTGGCTCCAAAGAAGCTTGGCTCTACCACGGCCTTGTAACGTTACGAGTTGCGCATTGGTAACTGCATCAGCAGTATTAATGTTTGCGCCCGCTTCCTCGCCGTTTAGATCCCATATTTCAATAACCCCACCATTAGTACTATCGGTTTCGACTTGAGCATAAAAGAGAGTGCCCTCTACTGCCTTACGTTTAAGATCGCCAGTATTGTTGGTAGCATCACCCGTCCCAAACCAAGTCGGGAAAAGCTGCTTTAGATCGCCCGTACTGGCTCCAGCCGTTAAACTAATTCCAGACCATGAATCCGCCATTTTATTCCCCTTCTCCCTTTTTAAACGAGAAATGCTTCGCTAGTTCTGGGTTTTGTTTTCTAAGATATTGGTTAAGAAGTCTTCCGACTTTTTTACGTTTCGCTTGAAGCATATAGGTATCAACATCAGTATCCATGCCGCGACCTAATACCTCTTCGAGCTTAGGTCGCTCAAGGGCTTCAAGCCTATCTTCTTGCATGAGTTCTAATATACCGCGTTTAATAACCAGCTCCCTCCATTGCGTAGTCGTCTAGACTGTCCATGCTCTCTTCCTCCATGGCTTCCATAAACTCAGGTTCTCTTTTGCGAGTAGGAGGGGGAACATCTACGACTTCCGGCTGACGTGAAATCAAATCAGGTCGAGAGTCTTTTCCGCCCTTGATTCTAACATCATTCCAGGATTCGATTTTAGATTCTGGCTCTTCATATCCCACTTCACCCATTTCGGGGTCACGGTTGATATTAATGCCTTTGACAGCAAGCATATCGATAAGAGAATCAGTATCTAAGCTGCCAAAAATCTGTAAAAGTTGCTCTCTACTCATCATTGTGGTGCCCCTCCCTGGGTTGCGCCCATTGGCGTGTTTTGACTTGGTGCATTAGCGTCAATCTCTCCCGGCCCAGGCTGCCCAGAAGGCTGGGGAGGTTTGGGAGCTTGTGGGTTTTTCCCTTGCTGCATAGCGTCAAACTTCACGTTTTCGGCCTGTTGCATCTTCTGAAGCTCCTGAGCCTGCTTTTGTTGATTATACTGGTAAATCATCGGGATTGCTGGCTGTTGAGGTTTCATGGCCTGCATCATGCCTGGAAGAGCTAATTGCGTGCCTGGCATCATCTGACCCATCTTTTCTTGTTTCTGGATTCTGTGTTGTTCTAAATGGAGGATAACAGCCCTTAGAAGCGTATCATTACCCATAATCTCATCAGAATGCTTAATCATGAAATCCGTGTGCTCGGCGATATGGATATCGTCGTCGTCCTCGAAAATGACCACTGGAGCCGTGATACCTTCCATATCAGGCCCAAGCCTTGCCATATCCATAAATACTTCGTTCTCACGATTAGATCGATCTCTGTGAGCCGCAGAGGCATCTCTAAGGTGATCGGCATCAAAGAATTTAAGGAAGTCATCGAGAACCTTAGCGTCTTGCTGCAATCGCTGTTGTGCCGGGCCTTTGGCAAGATCTAGGTAAGTAGCTTGCTCGGTTGCCTTAGAGCGCATAGCCATAGACCCAGACTTAACTTTGATATCTACCCCGAAATCGATGGGGTGTGACAAAAATGCCACAATATCGTGTGGCTGAAATTCACCTGAAGCTTTGCGAGTCATATAGCCCATAACGTTGTCGTCTAGCTGCGAAACGTTTTGCTGTAAGCAGGCTATGATTTTTTCTCCGATTCCACCGGCGAATTTTTCGAATTGCCTTCTAGCTGGAGTAAGGCGCTTTTGCTCACGTTCTTCAAGCTGTCTAAGAGCGTACCCCGAAGATACTCCCTTGCTGCGGTCTCCCCTGAGTGCGTCCATAGCTCCTGAAACTTCGTATACATCTTGTTTGTAGGAATCTCGAAGGGCTTGGATAACTGGGGGAATTGGATTTGCATCGTGTACCCATCTTGCCCCGTCAATATCACTAACTTCATGGATTTGACCAGGCTCACCTGTGATTTTCCCACGATCAAGTCCGGCTCCAGTTTTAACAAGCAACATTGAGCCCAAATTTCGTCTAAGAGCAGTCGAGGTGAGGGAGTCAGATACATTAACTTCCCTGTTTTTTTGGATAACGTCATTCATTGGCCCCGTAGCAATAGAAGACGGTGCCACTTTCATCCATTGAGCCTCAACGTATGGGTGCCATCCGTCTTTCTTGTTAGTGGAGAATTCCGGCTTAGTGATATGAGTACACTTGCCGTTAGCTACGATAACGCGGCGTCCTTTTGGCCATTTCTCATCGTTTGGTTTGTCCCAATGTTCAACAACCAAAACCTTGTGTTTAAATATATTTCCTTTGAGAGTTTGACCAATTCTGCGGAAAGTATCCGTCATATTAGGAGGGGTAACAAAGCGCATACGCATTAAATGGCGAACAGCAAAAGCATAAAGAAGCCCGCCTTGTTCGTTAGGCCCTACTGAGTCAAAATCTTTTGTTTGTCCGTCTAATTCTCCGTATTCGCTAAGCCAGTCGTCATAGTCGAGAAGCCTAATTTCATCGATATATTTAGTTCTGTGCATCCCATGACTACCAGGCTCAACCATATATTGAAACGGCGTAAGCATCTCTAAATCAACGTCGCCCGCATGAACTTTGTTGATTACTTGCCTTCCTTGAACATCAAGTACAGGCTCCCATTTATCTTGGAATATAGGTTGGCCCATAGAGTCCCTAACCTGGACAGCCGTTTCTAATAGTCCATTTAAAAACTCATTCTGTCCCATAAAGGTAGAATAAACAGGAGCACGAACTTTCTCGAATTTAGGTATTTCAAGTAGCTGGCCAGCTTTGCGATTCCATTTTACCTTTGCAGCACACTGACCATAAGTGACATACATCATCGCCGCAGTAGCAAACTCATCATCCATCAACAACCGTTCCATATAGGCATCAAGGAGCTTTTGGCTAATAGTAGAAAAGCGCTTTCCCTTAAGGCTAGATGATTCAGCCGAATCCGTTTCCCACTGCGGGACAGAAGCATAGACCATAGAAGCTAAAGCTTCCGCGATTGTTCTGGCTAAGTTTGTTTGGGTTCTTTGTTGTAGTGGGGATTCTCGCCTAAGGAAGTCTACGTCTACCGCGAAATCGTACCTTCTAGACCACCGGACGTTTTGATTGCCGTAGATAAAATTGAAGTTTTCAAACCAACGCTGGGCCCAACGTCTCACGTAGGCTTCCTGGTTATATATAAACTCCATTATCTTTGGGCCGAGTAATTCCGGCTCATCTTGGCACCATGGTAAATCGGGGCTAAAAATCTTGGCCTTCTGGAAATTACTCACTGGCATTAGTTTCTTCCTCTAAAGGTTGTTCTGCAACCAATCCTAACATTTCTCCCACTTTGTCGTCCTCTTCCTTAGTCAAATAAGAGGCTTTTTCATCGACTTTCCCAAAGTTGGGAGTCATGTCCTTTAGTGTACCATTTACGGAAGCTCTATCATCGGTACCAAGGGCAAGTTCAATCCCATCACAGGCTTGGCGGATCATCCCAAGCATAGAAGCCACGTAAATCTTAGTTTGCGGGTGCATAAAACCTCCTAAAAACATTACATAGAAAAAAACCCAGCCGGATAGACTGGGTTCATTTTAGCTAAAATTGGCCAGTTTGGAATTAGAATCCAGCGCGTACAGCTCTTTCTTCGTCATCCAAAGCAACTGCTAGGTGTAACTTGTAAGAAGTTAAACCTTCAGCAGTATGAATAGTGATTTCAGGCATAACGGTTGTACCTGATAGGTAGTAGTCATCACCTGCGGTTGTTCCGCCATCTTCGATTAGCTTCTTAAGATCGGTAACGCCCTTAAGGAAGAAAGAAATGCGGTGAGCTGCCTTAGTTTCGATATCGGCGATAACTGCTTTACATGCAGTAGCAGTAGCACCGTAAGTGCCATCGGCTTCCGCAGCAGTCCAAAATGCTCCTGATTGGTCGCCAATGTCCATATCAACATCAGCAGCAAGACCAGTAATTGTCATTTCTAAGTGTTGAACAGCGCGTTTTGTAACCGGCTCGGAGATATCAACCCCGTAAGCCTTATAATCGGTAACTGCAAAAGCCATGTGATTATCCTCCTAGCTAGGTTAATGGCTGAAATTCAATCAAAAGCATAGCAACAACTAGTCGCTATTACCATATTTTCAAGGCTCGTAAGCCCATTTCAAATAGTTAGGTTGTTGTTTTTGTCTCAAGTATGGAGGGAGTTCTGGTTCTTTGTATCTGTTGCGAAGAGCATCTCCCCCAGTCCGTAATGCCTCCCTTGTAAGACCATACGATTCCAAGGGTCCTCCAATAGACCCCGCCGCTCTAAGTCCTCGTCCGGTTTCTTCAGCAGCTCTTCCCATGCCTTCGCCAGCGCGAAAAAGTCCTCTGGTAATTCCCCTGGTAGCTCTTGTCGTAGCCTCTCCAACACGTCCAAGCTGTTCAACAAATTCACCTGCCTTCTCTCCCATGCGCCCAAATCGTGCTCCCATTTCCATAGGGGCTCCAACCGCACGAGAAAGCTCGCGGTTAAGCGCAGAAAGTTGCTCTTCACTTAATTCCCTCGATAGGTATTTTTGAAGTAGATCATCATCTATGCCTTTGATGATTCGCTCACGTTGCATTCGTCCTAATGGTGCTCCCATTCTCTCCATAATGTTACCCATGATCTCACGGGAGCTAGCTTCGAATGGTTCATCGGCTTCTTGCGCTAATGTTTTACCTACGCGCTCATAAAGCGGTCTTTGGATGCCACGGGAAGTTGCGAGCTCTTCGGCGATATTTCCTAATTTAGAAAGTCCCGTTTTTTGGCTAACCCAATTCATAGCCTTTGGTAGACCACGAGTAGCATATTTAGGGAGCTCGGCTAAAAAACCAGCTTCAGCAACCTGGCCAACACCAGGCACCATGAATTGAGCAACATCGGTAGGAAGGGGTTTAGCTAAGGTACCAAACCCTTTTCTAGCTACCGCGCCAGCGGCTTGACCTGTCATGCCTACCCCGGTAAGTGCGCTTGATATCGGCCCTCTTGGAATTGGAGCTTTTGCCAAAGGCATTGCTTTTCCCATAGCTGCGCTACCGAGCTTTCCAGCTCCTTTTAAGACTCCCATCGTAGCTAAGCCTAAGCCGACTTCTTTAGCGACTTCTCCAGCTTGCTCCTGGAAGGTTGTAGCGTCTGCAAACTCTGGGTCTAGAGCTGCAACAGCGCTGCGGGTTAGGGATTCCCCTACTCCCCCACCTAAGGCGGCTCCAGGTATTGCCCCAACACCGGCTCCGGTAACACCGCCCAGAGCACCACCGGCAACGCCCCCAAGTACTGCGGGGGCTTGCATACCAACCTCAACAAGATCAGAAATATCCCAATCTTGCCGGTTAGTAAGTGCTTGCCATTCGCCGTCGTGTGGGTTGTAAAAATGCCAGTCCCGTCCTTGCCCAATAACTCTAGGCTCGTCGAAACCGGCTTTGCGAAGTTTAGATTCAATATAGGCTTGTTTTGCGTCGTCGTCTGGGAGCTTTGTAACAGCGGCTCGAAGTCCAAGGTCAACAGTGTTTTCGTTGGGCATAGCAGGCTTAATGCCGATGACGTTATAGCCATAGCTACGAAGAACATCAATAGTATCGACTTCAAATTGTCCCTCCGGATCAGCGAATTCGATTGTATTCCCATCGGCGGATATGCCAACAGGATTCATTCCAGCTTCTTGCAGGTTTTGCATGACCGAACGATCAGTAACCACAACTTCTTGGCCATCTGGACTTTGGATTGTTATATCGAGGTTTTCACCTGGCATTATTGCCTCCTAATGGCTGTGCCTTGTGCCGGGACATTCTTAGGTCTCATTACCCCTTGGAAGAACATTCGAGGGTTTTGGGGTGGTGGCTGCCCACCGGGTACGGTTCCAGTATAGATCATTTGTCCACCTGGCGCTCCCATGGGTGGTTGCTGTGGCTGTTGCACTCCAGGTTGCATTTGCATGGGAACTTGGCCCATCCCAGGAACTTGAAGTTGCATTTGATTAGTGCCCTGCGCTCCCTGAGCTTGAGGTACGCCGCCAGTGAGAATATTGAACTCACCTTTTCTGGGGCCTTCTAAGGGAGTAAGTTGAACTTGTTTCATTTGATTATAGGCCGCTTGCATACTAGGACTATCCGCTAAATACCCTAGAGCATCTTTACGAACAACTAAGCCCTTTTCGATACGACCCATAGCCCGTGTCATAGCATCCTTAATGCGATCCGATCTCGTGGTTGGATCGCCTACCGACCATTCTTGTCTGACTTCTTGTGCAAGAGCTGGCTCACCCATTTTGTCGAGTGTAACGGCTATTTGTTCAGCGGTGTTTTCTGCAGCCTGGCCTTCACCTACATCGCCAATGGCATACCATTTTTTCTGGTCCTCGTATTGTGTGGCTAATGTTTGAAGTTCGGCAAAATACCCAGCATTCTTCCTAATCTCTGATTCTAGCTCAATGGCTTCCCCGTATTGAGGATTAAGGGATTTCGCATACTGCTGCATAGCCCACCGCTCTTGCTCGTTAACCTGAGCGGTGTTGATAACGGTTGCCATCTGACCAGGAGTTAGATCAGCAGCCGACTGATTAATAATGGCTTGAGCTTGAGCTTGATTGCCCGAACGCATCGCAATCGCTAAAGCATTGGTGGCTTCATTGATGCGGCCTTGGGTTTCCTGAGCTTTAAGCTGACGACGACCAACCTCTAATTGTTGCTGTGCAATTTGTTGCTGCGTTTGCATGGCCTTTTGCTGCATAGCTGGAGTTTGCATAGCAGTTCGCCACTCGTATTCCTCACGACTTTCCCCGGGTTGAGCACCCGCAAGCCCTTCGGCTTCACCGCCTAGAAACTGCTCTTTACGCTCCATTTGAGCAATTTGCTTTTCGCGTATTTTCTGTTGCTGCGCAAATTCCTCTTCAGCCCTCTTTTCCGCTCTGGTTTGTCGGTCCTCTGCGCGTTGTTGGCGTTCTTCAGCTCTACCACGGCGAGCCATTTCAGTACCACGCTCCCAACCTGACATTCCTTTATCCAAAGCTTGAGCTAGACCAGCCCCAGCACCATAAGCGCTTTCTGCCATAACATCACCAGCCCTACCGAATTGACCCACCTTTTCTCGGTGAGCCTCTTCAGCAAGGCGTCTGCTTTCTTGGTACGGGGAAGCATCAAATCGTGGAATACGAATACCCATCTCCTAGACTCCTAGTGTGGTACGCTCTCCACGAATTCAGCCGCATTTTGCGGTGGAGGTGGAGGCATTTGTTGAGCTGCTTTTTGTTGAGCAATAATCTGATCTGCCATCGCAGCTTTTGCAGCTATTTCCTGAGCTTTCCGAGCTTGTTCGTTTTGCTTTTCCCGCTGCGCTTCCTGAAAAGCTATTTCAGCTTGTCGCTCTCTTTCTTGAATATGAAACTCTGGATAAATCTTAAAATCATGAAACATAATTCCACCGATAACTACTATGGAATCATCCACGAGAGTAAGAATCAGCCTAGGCTCGATTGTAACAAATTCTTGGGGAGTGCCCTTTAATTCTGGCCTATGGATATAGGTTTGCACCTCATGACGTTTCACGTGAAACTTTCTAAATCCTGGAAACCACTTTCTTTTGACGCCTACACGATAGTTCATAAAATCTCCTATTAAAGCCTAACGTCGTCGGGTTCTACGATAACTGCCCAAAGCAGTCTAACCCGGTTACTAGATGAAACACCTTCAATCTCAATCTCTGAAACATTGTAGGTAGTAAGTTGATTATGCCCTGGCCAGTCAGAATTACCATAGCCAATCATGCGTCCCTTGATAGAAGTCACGTTGTCATAATCTAAAGCGGTCGTTTCTATGTTCACTTCGCCTTCGACGATGATATAGAGGTACTGCCACTCCGACGATGCGTAATTGTTCGGGATTGGGATCGTTCTCGTATCGCCCGCGCCGAGCGTGAACTCATCAGTAGAGAAAGCGAGAACGTCATAGCGATCATCGTAGCTGATAGAATTAAGTAAAGAGCCATAGATAGGGTCATCAACATCCCCCTCGTAAACGTGCATCATATTGGTTGGGAAAAGTGTGTAACTCACTTTATGTTCTCCCCCAGAAATTATCAGAATCATCAATATCAGGAAGCTGGAAAGCCATATAGATAAGCTCTGCATCATCTGTGGTTGGGTTCTCCACCGTAATGCTTTTAATCGTGTCGGTGAAGATATACTGGCCCGCAACGTCGGCAGTTCCCTTTAGTAAAACCTTGCTTGCTGAATGGTCCGGTGATCTTACCGTAAGTCTTAAAATGCCGTTGGTACGGAGCATAATGATAAGGCGGTCAATATCCAGATAATCAAAAGGCTCGTCAAGAACTTTAGAACCACTAGCAGGAATGACATAAGTACTCCCCACTTGTCTATCAGTAGTTAAAGTTTGTGGTTTGGAATACTTCACGCCCCACATAATATCTTTGATATCAGTCGCTCTTCTAAGGGTGATATTAGTTTTTCCCATAGCTGCGCTGAATCGTCTTTTAGCATAAATGGTCATGCGTATTGATACCCCATGCGGCCTTGAACGCCACCATATCTAGGCTGATAGCCCATCGATCTAGGTTGTGGTTGGTTGTATCCAGGTGGTTGTTGGTAAGATGGACCAGCTGAATATGCACCTTGGTTGCTAGCCATACCTTGGCCAATGCCTTGAGCAAAACCACCAGCTACAGCCTGACCCATGCCGCCACTGCCAGCACTGCCGCCCATAGCCCCAGCGCCAAGGGTTGCTCCAGCTCCAATCAAAGAGCCAAGCATCTGTCTACCACCTGCGGCCTGCCCGCCTAATCTTTGAAGCGTCCCAACGTCAATAGCTCTTTGTTGCCCATAACGTTGAGAGATATTCTGCTGTTCTTGTAATCGGTTTTGCATGTCTAGATCATATTGCATTCCAAGCAAACCCTGTTCGGCTGCTTGCTGTTCTGCGAGAGTTTGCCCCCTACGCCCCGCAGATTCACGCTGTAACCCGTATTTTTCAGCCGATGCGTAATCCCTTGATCCGCGTCTAGCTTGATCGTATGCGCCTATTTCGCCACGATATCCAGTTTGTTCGTCCCTTGCTCGTCTACCTCCGGCTTCGTATTCACCTATACGCCCTGCGGCTCTATCTTGAGCTCTTTGCCCCGTCTCATACCAGCCGCGAGAAGCTTCTAAACCTTGCTGTCTAAGCTCATCCATGCGGCGCTGAGTTCTAGAGAAGGCTTGTGATGCTTGCTGTTGACCTACGGCTTGCATTGCCTGTTGCTGACCTACCGTCATAGGCCCGCGCATCTGACCAGCCATAGCTTGCGCTCCAAGAGCTGAAAGCACGCCAAAATCAGCTAGCCCGCGTTGCCTCTCACCACCTGCCAATCTCTCATAAGCCTGAGTGACTTGGTTATCCATGCTCATTGCATCTTGTAGACTCATAGCCTGAGAAGCGTTTTGCATTGAGCGTTCCATTAGCTCTTTTTGCTTAGGTTGAATGTCATTGGTATAAGTCTGGCGAGCATCAGTCGCTTGCTGTTCCGTCTGCCTTTTTAAGGTATCAAGGTTATTTTGAAATTCACTCTCAACAGCAAAAATATCGTTTTGTCTTTGCTGGTTGTATAGATCCAAGTCTTTTTGAATCTGCGCAGCCTGCGGCTTATATCCTTCGTATTGCCTGCGAACATCTTGGATATATTTTTGGCCTGTACGCCCCATCTGACCGCGAAGAATTTCTTGCTGGCCATATTCTTCCTGAGCCTGAGCCCTCATTTCAGATTCTTTTTGTCTTTGCTCTGACTCGTCAAATCCAAATGTTTTACGAACTTTCTTTTCACCAGAAGCAAGCTTATCGCCCCAACTAGATGGGTTGAGCGCAGAACCTCCGCTAAAACTGATAGCCATATCGTTTAACCCTCAAAGTGCATTAGGTTTTCTGTGTCCATTGGGTCACTATAAGCACAAAGGTATTGTAGCACCCATTCGCTGCCATTGTGCGAGCCTGATAGGTCTAGTTGTATCCCTTGCCCCTGAGTGCTCTCGCGACCAATCTTAAGATGCGTCCACCGTTGACAGTGACCTATGGAGTTATCCGTCAGGGTAATCGTATTTGACTCACTCAAGGACGAGATAAGTGAGTTATATATAAGGTTAACCGTCTGAGCATTGTCAGAGGGCAAGAGATTGACTCTAAAAGCCATATGGAGCCATTTCCATAAAGCCCAATAGTTGAGCCCTCCTGGCGTCCATAGCGTCGTTTTCATCTTGTAATCGATAGCGTTGTTGGGTACCCAGATTGGGAAGTATCTCCCCTGAGTAAGCGAGCCAGTGTAGAAGCTGCTTAGTTCGCTAGGAAGCGTAAAATCGATAGTCCCGGCACCTTTAGCCGTAATCTTGGCTAATAGATCTTTAACATCAGAATCATTTGAATATTTGGAGCCTGCATCTATCGTGAAATTATCGCCAACAGACAAAGCGCCAAAATTGGTGGCATCATAACCGCTAGCAAGAGTAAGACGATAGGTGCTTCCACTAACCAAAGCCACGCTCTTAACCAGGTACTCATTTTTGATGAGAAAGTCCCCGGCTTTGCATTTGTCGTCATAAAACACTGCCCTTTGAATAACTTCGCTATCGTCTTCTCTTATACCAAGAATAGTGCGCTTACCTGCAAACTCGTACCCAGTGTCGTTATCTTCTAAAAGAATTGGTTGAGCCCAATCGACTTTGCCGTTTATTTCACCTGGGAAAAATTCACCAGTAGGCTTATGGAGTACAAGCGTTGCGGTTTTAGTCCCGTCTCCACTAGTAGGGGGATAGAACCAAGTTATTTCTTTGGTCGCTTCATTATAAGAGCAATGAATCTCATCAATCTTATTAGAATCATACCAAGTTGATAGTTCGGGTTCGAGAGCACCGGATATCTTAACAGGGAAGTTTACCCCATCGTCCATGTAGATACCTTTAGGACCCCAATAATAAAGAATCCCATCCGCTACAACCGCAGAACGATGGGAAAATGCTGTGTTAGTTGTCCTTTCATCAACGACAAAATCAGAGCCTTCTACAGCAAAGGTCCCCGTTGCATTAGGAGAAATGAGGATAGGTTGTTGAGTAAGGACCCCGGAAAAGGAGCCTTCATACATAGCATCAGATCCCCAAAAAATAATCCTACCAGCTTGATCGGATTGCCCTGGGAATAGATGAACAGTCATTCCTCGGTATTCACCCGTTTGAACTGGCACTACATTTCTAACCGGGTAGGCAAAAGGGTTGTCGGCATAACTAAAGTTAACTGACTTTTTAGATGACCAAAAGACTCTGTTTTGAAAGACTTTCACATCATCCCAGTCATCAATAGGCAGTGGTGAATAGTCGTTGAAACCGCCTGGTTGACCGCCAGGCAATGAAGCTACAGCGCCCTTACAAATCCAGAAAATAACTTTGTTCGGGTTACCAAAATAGTCCATAAAATCAATGTTACCGGCTGGCAACCACTCAAACGTACCTAAAGCCCTATAGTAAAATCTAAGCTCAAGATAATTGCCATGATGCGGCGCATTACCGCCGTATTGGTAGTTTATTTGTATTGGGCCATACCCAGAAAAATTCGCGATACGCTGCAAACTTGTAGAAGGAACGAAAGGCCATACTGCGGGAGTAGAAGATTCTTGGCGGAATAGGGAAAGCGCAACGTTATCGTCAGCATCGGTTTGAATTCGAACTGGAGTACCTACATTGGTTTCAAAGCCGTACTGTTTATTGAATATAGAAAACGTGATTTCATAAACGGTATCTTTTCGCAGAACTCCGCTATCAGCTTCGCCTAAAGTAACCTGTTGTTGGAAATTGTAGCTTGTCGCCGAATCTTTAGCTAAAGCAGTACCTTCAGTGAAGCTAGGCCAATGAGACCAACACGTCCTTTTAGGAATCCCTTGCTCGGTATAGTTTGTGGTATTTCTGTCTTTTGGTTTGTATTTATCTTTCGTTAAATCGTAGTACTGTATCGCAGTCCCGTTAGTGTTTCTTTGCCACTCTTGGACGATTGCCATTATGGGTTTCTTTGCAGCAATAAAAATGGATTTATAGGAACTGTCCATTTTCATTTCTGAGTCATCTATAACAACGTGCTGAATGGAATATGAGATAGCCGCAGCGTCTAACCGCCCAACCTGAGAAGCGCCTGAACTTGGAGGGTCTAAGTGTTTAGCAGCGGAAGTTACAATCTGATTGAAATGATCGTTATATGTAGTGTCAACCGTTGTATCATTAAGCGTATATTTCATCGTGTGATTGAGAGAGTCACCGATAATTTGGTGCATTTCAACCAGACGGCTTTCGGTACTTAAGTTGCGTAGCTGATACGGAGTAGGAACGCCACCAGGAACTGCGGAAAGACCTTGAGCAAACATATTTGCGCTAGATGCTTTTGTGGCTGACCCATCTCCAAAAGACTTCCCGTAAACCCATTGAAGCGGATAAACTTTGCCTGAATTTGAGAATACAGCCCAAGACAGATAATTTTTATTTCCAGTATTCTCTAAATAGTCCTTTAAAGCTTGCTGCACCGTAGATTGAGAACCATAGACGTTAACAGCCATAGGCTCAGTCTGTTGATAGGTTGCTCCTGTAATTGCACTGTAAGCTTGTTCTGGTAAGCCATAGAAGATATCTGGTTGGTGACGAAAATCACCACTTGATAAATCACTCAAAAGATTGATATCAAATCGAGACGTGCCAGAATCATCCGCAGCGGTTACGCAGACGTAATAGGTTTTTTTGGCATTTAAATCGGCGTAACCACCCAAATTAATTGGAATGATAGCAAAGACTTTTTCTCTATCAGTATAAGCCGGGCCACTAGCTTGCTCAGAAGCTCGAAGCCCAAGTGGGTCACTAGCTGAACCTTCTGTGTGAGACTGCCCAGGTATAGGAGCCATTCCGTACCTGGGCGCATATCCTTCAGCTCTCCCCATAGAGATATTCTTGGTATTTTTATCAAGATCAAACACGTTTGAGATATCACGGCGATACGTCGTAATACCCTTGTTTAGTATTTCTACTGGCCAAACGTGATTATTCTCAGCCATGATTACATCCCCATAAGCTTACTGAATTGAGAAGTGATTTCTTTTTGTCGTTCGATTGTTTCCGCTTCCTCTTTCTTAAGAACATAAGCGCAAAGGAACTCAGAAAGAGAAGGTTGATATTTCCCCATACCTGCCTCGCTATTGATTTCGTATTGGCGCTTAAGGCATTCATGCACCCTACGAATTTCGCGCATTACACGCTCTTCCGAGAGCTTTCTTGCAGCTTCATAAGCGTCTTTAATCTGACCGCGGATATCTTTATTAACCTTGCGTACTTCTTTTTCTTGCTCTGTCTTTGGAAGGGTTGTCATAGCAATCATATCGTGAAGCGCACCGATTGCATCGAAGCTAACGTTTAGAATAACAATCCCAGAGTTATCCGTTTCTTGGCAAAGGTTGCCTTCTGTCCCACCCGATAACCAATGGATGAGGTTTGGATCTTCAACCGCTTTTGGTTTACCAGAAATAAAGATTTCGTCGAGTCCACACATACGCCTAACGATCACGTTGAACTCTTCTTTCTTCCAAATCCTATCAGGCTTTTCCATCAATTCTTTTTGTAGGCGCGGCTGGAATACTTTGGCAAGCGGCGACATAGTTACTAGATACTTCATTGATTTACTCCCTTAAATCTTGGCATTAGTAGGCCATCCCTGGCCACTCTTCCATCCTTGGTTACAAGCGTGCTCGTGGTATATGTTTCATGATCCGGTCTAGGTTGATTTCTCCCAGCCCATTTTTGACTATTCGATCCATTAGCCACGGATTTCCTCTAATTGCTTCAAAAGCCTTGTCCGAGAACTCTTCCCTGTGCTTCTCGCGCTCTTCCTCTTGCATGTTAACCTTCTCGGTTTCCATCTCTTCTCTATCCCAAAAGGCTTTCTTGCAAGTATCGATTTGGTCTATGTATTTTCTGATAAAAGCCTTAGATATCTCGATATTTCTCATCCCAGTAAGGATATGCTTCCACTTTGTTTCGGCGGGGATGATAGGCATGTGCTCCATTTCAATGATGCTCCACTCGCCATCTTCGTACTCGATAATATCTAAGAGAGGATAACCCATCTCCATAAACCATGGGTGATACTTAGAACAAAAAGAACTTACATAAGTCACGGATCAAAATCCTTTACATAAACGGTCGTTTTAACTCTTCTATTAAGCAGCTGATTAAGCCTATATTGCCATTGCTCCTCGTACTTAGTCCACTCCTTAACTTCCCGCCCTGTCATCGATGCGAGAATGGAAGCAGCGCGGTATTTAATGTAATGGCGCATGGCAAAATCGAAATTTCGCTCTAATTGCTGACCAGACTCTAGGATTCTTTCTGGGTAGCCATGATATTCAAGCTGGATAGCATCATCAGCGGTGATTGAGGGAATTGGATTAAAGTAGAACTCATTGTCTACAATCCTATAACGGCTAGGGTATTGGGTGTAGCCAGAATCTCTAGTGTATTGAGCGGCCATTGCGTGCGTGTCGTATAAGAGCGGGAGATATTCGGAAACTACCTTATATCTGACCTCATGGATCATGCCCACATAACCAGGGATCGGAGTCGAATGCTTTCCCTCTTCAACGGGCAAATATACGATTTTACTATTCCAAGAGTCGTCGCCGAGCATTTGTTCGACCGCGATATAGTCGATCGAGTCTTGGATTGCCATTTTAATCTTTTCTTCAGTGTAGATTCCCTGGTATCCCGGACTCTTTTGGAGCATGTGGAGAACATCACTTTCAATCTCCCCTACTGTAATCGCCATTGATTTCCATCTCCCTCATTTTTCTCATCTTCCAAGCCGTTGACGAGACATTGTCGGTAAACTTATTAGGGTCTATCGTTGGTTCCTCTTCCTCAAAGGCTGATAGCTCTCTAATAAGATACCTTAAAGCTGCCTCGGCGTCGAAATGGCCCCAAGTACATTGGGATTCGTCGATTTCATTGGTTTTCTTGGCATCCCAAACGGCGGCCTGTAGATCTCTAAGGAGATATTTGCAGCGAGGATGAATCAAAATCTCATCTCGCCAAAACTTTTCTTTAATTTCTAGTCTGTTACCCAGAACGTTGGCTTTTTTTGCTGGGGCACAAGGGATACCTCGCCGGATTAGCTCTTCGTTACGTGCAGGCTCGTGGTCTGCGGCTGCGGCAAGACTAGAGCAATGCCAAACCTTAGTGTAGTGCTCGAATATAGCCGTTAAAACCTCTTCTAAGGTCTTCTGGCGCAAGTAGATCTCATCGAATACATGAGTGACACCATCTTTAACATAGGCGAATAGAACGCACGTTGCGTCCTCGTATCCCCAATCGATTCCGGCAATTACTCGCTGCCAGGATTCTGGGTAGGGAATATCTTTGACGTGTTTCTGGGGCTCGAATTCATTGTAGACCTTACCCTGGAAGGTGACCCACTCGCATTCATACTCTTGTCGAAAAACATCGGGGTGGGTATCTGATTTAAGTCTTTCGTATTCTTCGGCTGAGACAAGGCCCATGTAGACAAGGTCGGATAAAGATAGGGAAAAGGTAGAAAACCCATAATCTTCCGCTTGATGCCATAGCTCATGCCAACCGTTAAGCCCGTTATTCGTTGATTCGAGATAGGCATATCCATTTGTTTTTCGAAGGGTTGGCTTGAGAATTTTGTCAACAACGTCGAAAACCGTAACTCCCTTCTCGAATTGGGAGAACGCAACCTCTGACCAATGGATAAAGTGGTATGTACCCCCACGGATACGGTCCGGGTCTTTATCCACGCTGTCAACGTAACAACGCGCAGTAACATGCCCTTTGTTGTAAACCTGCTCGGTGTTAACCTCAAAGTTAGTCTTGGGAAATAAGCGCATAAATTTTTCATATGCAGCCTTTTTAGCAGCTAATTTGTTCTTGGCCAAGAATAATGCGGTGCGGGTTTCTTCTGGGGTTATCAAATCTTTAATAAGGCGAACGCCTAGCTCTGTCTTACCTTCCTGGCGAGGCAAAGACACAAGTAGACGCCGCTTTCTAAACAAAAGCGACGCCACCATGGATTGCACAGGCTTTAGACTACGAAGGTCTATCATAGCTACCAGCGCTTGCGCTTATCCTGCAACATTTGCTCAAGAATTGATTGGCGAATGTTTTGTTGGATGCGAGTACGCTGTTTTGGGTCTTCGATTTCCTTGCTCTCATCAAAAGCTTGTAGTAGCTCCTGTTGAGTCATCGGAGTGTTTTGAATCTTCTCGTTTTGCATCATTTCCCGAGCCTTTGGCGGCACGTTTTTCATGACGAAATGATTAGCGAGTTGTTGTTGTTTGGTTGGGCTTCTACGTATCTCATCCCATGCTTGCGGATGATCTTTTTTGATTTGATTAATCGTTGAAGATAGTTCTTTGGTTATCGCATCAAATTGAAATGCCGGAACTTCCCCATAGATTTTACCTAATTGATTCTCGATAGTTGTGTCGATATTCATATAGGTTTGGTTGTCGAGTTGTACCATGGGGTCAGCCATAACTTGCTGCTTTTTGGTTAAATCCTCAAGTTGCTTGGTCAAAGCTTCATTTTGACGAGCTACTTCAGCAAGCTTTACAGCAAGGTTCGCAGTAAGGGGAATGCCCTGGCCTTCTTTTTCTGCTTCCATAGCTTGTTTGAGGTAGTAGTCTTGCATATCCTCATACCATGGCGTCGCTTCCGCTTCAGACTCATCACCAACCAAAACCTTTTTAAGGCGGTCTAACGTCTCCTGGCTTTCGGTCGCTCTGGAATTTGCATCATGATATTTTTGGTCGAGGTTTTTGACGGTAGAATCGAGGTTTTTGAGATAAGGCATAAGGTCTTGGACGCTAGCCTGGCCTTCGCCGCCACCAGTAGCCGGATCAGCTGTAGTTGGCGTTTGTTGGGTAGATTGATTGTCACCTGATTGAAAAGAATTTGCTGACGGCGCTTGAGACCCCTGGGCCTCTCCCCCTAAAAATCCTGCCATAGTCGAGTCCTTTCTTACTTGGCATTAGAAAATCTAACACGCTACCTTGCGTTATTTGTTTTCCTATCTTAGCCGGACCCTTACTAGTTTGTCTACCGAGGGCTTCTACTCCATGAGCGGTTCCACCCTTTGCAAATGCGTCTAATGCAGTATCGTTACCAGCGTCATTGATCAAACGCTCGAAGTCATCGTCATTCATAGGTAAGCCCATGCTTTGACGTTTTTGTGCGATTTGTAACATCAGCATTTCTTTTTGTAGGTCGTCGATATCCTTTGAGCCTGTGAGTTTTTTAATGCCCCAATCAGCCGCAACATCAACAGCCTTAAACTTGTAAAGCTTGTTAAAAAGTTCATCAAGAACGCGACTAGATTCAGAGCTTGATTGATTTGTTAGTAAGCTAAGGATATCAGCCATCGTTGTTCTCCAGTTCTGCGAGCAGGCGGCGTTTCTGAGCTTCGTCAAGTTCAGCAAGAATCATATCAACCTGCATTCCCTCATCTGAGCCTAAGAAAGCGCTACCAATTCCTCCAGTACCAGCTCCGATGCCAGTACCAGCGGCTACTCTTCCGGCTGTAGGTGCTTTTCCATACTTTGCCAGAGTTTCAAACAAGAGGTTTTCGGTGGGGACGACTCCTTTGAGCTTTCCAGCTGCTTTTGGAATCTTTCCGGCTCCAGCAAGCCCGCCAGCCAAACCTCCAAGTAAAGCTCCCCCAGCCAATCCTCCGAGAGCACCCCTTCGTGTATAAGGCTGTGTTTCTTCCTCTTCTGGGGGTCCCATGAGTATGTTTCCCGCTGCGACTGATCCACCCGAAATTCCGCCCGATAGAGCGGCACCTCCAGCGCCAGCTTTAGCAAGATCAGCAAGAGTACGACCACCACCCAAAAAACGACCACCCGCGCCCAATACGAGGCCCGATAAAGATCCAGAAAGCGCTGCATCCCGAATCGATCTCCAGAACGCGTCGTCGTTTTCTTTTTTAGGGTCATAAGGCATACCTTAATCCTTATTTAGTCATTTCATACATTTTCATGTACGGCGCAACGCTTCTCTGGTGTTCAAATTTATCTTGGGAGCCGTAATATCCACGACCTTCCTCTAAAGCAGCTAAAAGCTCTTCAATCTCATCCTCTTCCATACCCATCATTTTATTAAGGGCTTTTTGCTGGCCGTATTCTTTAGCCAAAATGCCTGTACCACCTAAAAAAGCTAGTTGAGACGCCCTCGGAATATCGGAAGGTTCGGCTAGATAATCTAACCCTTTTTGTCCACCAGTTTTCACTGCTTCAAGACCTTCCATACCTTTTTTCTTCCCTTGAGCTAAAAGCTTCATTAAGGCTTCTTTGCCGCCGCCTGCCATTTCGCCTGCCCCAGCTGCCATGCCGCCCGCTGATTTACCCATCTTCTGCAAATATTTTGCTAATGCACCGCCCATTATTTCCTCCTAGTTAATTACTACCAATATCGTACCTGATTTCATTTCCCATTACCCAAAAGCTTCTTAAGAATCTCTAGGTATTCTGGATCGCTACCCATAGCACCAGGACTTAACTCATAAAGAAAGTCCTTGCCAGATTGGTGATCGGCAAGTTTTTGGTGAATCTTATCGGCTGCACTACCACCTTTTGCGGCTGCTAAATCATCAATGCTGTCGTAACCCATCTTTTTTAGGTATTTCATTAGGTTTTTCATTGAAATTTCCTTATTTGTCGTTTAATACCAGTCCTATGAACATTTTAACGTGCAAAGCCTGTCAGAGACCACTTAAAACTGGAGCAAAATACTGTTCGTATCAATGTTACTGGGGATCTCTTAAAGGTAAATCTTCTTCCCTTGATACTAAGATTTCGATCAATTGCGCTAATTGCGGGATCTCTTTTAAGAAAAAGAAAAGCCGTAAAGATAAATTTTATTGCTCTCGAAAATGCTTTGCGGAACATTCGAGAGGTAGAGGAGTTCCTAAGAAGTCGTATAAAATCGTGTACGACCGTAATGGGCGTAGAAGAGAAGAACACCGCGTAATCATGGAAGAACATCTTGGTAGAACGCTTGGCTTTAATGAGATCGTCCACCACAAGAATGGTGACAAGAGAGATAATCGTTTGGAGAATCTTGAGATTATGTCCAGATCCGAACACCAAAAGCTCCATGTAAAAGAACGCAATGAAAAACGCCATGCTAGTATCCTCTCCAACGGCGGAGAAGATCTGGCCCAGGATAATACTCCCCTTCACGGCCAATCTCACCCCTAGTCCAAGGGTCATCAACATCCTCCCCTCTAGCGTATTCGTCTGTCGCAAACCAACCTTCCCCAGCATATTTCATAGGATTAATGCCATGGATTTGACGATACCATTCATCCTCGGGGATTTGTTGTCGCTCAAGGTCATCATCATTCATTTGAGCCATAACCCCGGAAGGTGAGGAAGGCGGCTCGTCAGGGCCACCGTCATTATCAGGGTCTATCTCTGGTCTTTTTTTTTACGGTATCTGTGGACTGATTTCTTCCAGCCCAAAGGTTTTCCGGTTTCTGGATTGAGTTCAGGTAGGTCTTCGCGAGTGATATCTACGAAATAGTCGAACATGCCCGGATCGACTCCCTCGCCTTGCTGCGCTCCGCCTAGAGCACCCATAACGCCACGAGCAGGACCAGCTGCGCCACCATAGATTTGGTTGACAATTGCTGCCTGTTGCTCTTTGCGCTGAATATCTTCCATGAGACGTTTGCGTATAGCCTGTAGCAACATCTCATCGGTAACAATGTTGTTTTCGTCGTCCATCACACACCTTGAAGTAAAGGGGGCTCAAGGCCCCCGTTAGTTTTAGATAGTGCCTGAAGGTGCCGCGTAGTTGTATGACTTACCGATTGCATTACGTTGGAATACAACCTGGTTAGCCCAGAAACGATAGAATGCGCTTAGAGCATCGTATCCTTGACGGAATCTGAACTCGTCACCATCTTCGTCGGCCAAGTGCGGTGTATCGCTGTAATCGGTAGCGAAGCAGAATGCGTCGTAGTTCCAAAGAAGAACTTCGGAAGGCGAAGCATTCTTATCCTCAAGCATTTCGAATGCCACCGGCTTAGCTTTCTTCTCATCGTTACCCATTTTCACAGGGGAGAAGGTTAGGCTAGTTGCGCCAGTGTCGAACGTGTTTGAAGTAAAACGACGTTGGTTTAGGAATTGGCTTAGGTAAGCACGTTTCCACGATGGGTTGAAAACCATACGGTTAGGATAAACGCCGGAAATGACGTACATGCTATCCCAGTGTTGCTGCAGGATTTCCTGAGAAGGATTACCGCCAGAAGCGTTAATATTTACAGGCATCCAAGCTGCATAATCACTTGGGCTTAGACTACCGATTGCTAAAGAAGCATCGGTCATGCGGTCAAAACCAAGGATATGACGACCATCGGCAGGCTCATTAGGAGCAAGCGCGTTGTAAACAACTAGCTTGTCGCCCGCAACTGCACCGGTTGGTACTGCGCCAGTTCCAAAGGTTGAGTCAATGTAAACCGTCTTATTTAAGCGGTCTACGGATTTGATTGCTATTCTAATTGAGCCGCGCTTGGTTGCTAGAGTGGAGTCATACCAGTCTAGTTTCATACCAGGACGAAGCTTCATGGAGGTAACAACGGTGAAACTTGAAGCGCCACCAGAAGCGGTAACAATCTCGCCGCGAAGGCCACGTCCGTTGCCATAAATGTCAAAGTCTAGGTTTGACATGAAGCTTAGGAGGGTGCCTTTGAGCAAGTCATCTAGGTACTTGCCGTTTGGACGACCATTTCGGTGTCCACGGGTTGAGGCGAAAGTAGATGCTTCAAGTACAGAGTACATTTGTTTAACTCGGTACTTAGCGAAATCGCCCTTAGAGCTTCCAGATTCAGGAAGTCTTTCGTCGTCGTTAATCGCTGCGTAACTTTCGTTGATTTCAAATTGGACAGGGATATTAAAATAGTTGCCGTCGAACTCTATTTCGCCCGGATCAGCGTGCTTTACAAAGTTGTAAATACTATTTTGGATATGCTCCTGATACTTAACATCATCTGCGTATAGCTCCTTAAGAAGCCCAAAGGTTTCCAAGTCGCTGAAAGTTGGCCCTGCCATTTACCTACCTCCATGTGGTTTAATAGTCGTAACGGCATATCCATTGCCGTTGTTGGCGGAGTTCTACATGAAAGGATAGTATGGCGACCACTCCAAAGCAAGATTTTGAGAGGTATATTGACAAGGGTCACTCGGTAGAGAGTGCGGCGTGCTTTGCTGGCGTTGACCTTGATACTGCTATGAAGTGGCTCGGAAAGGACACCGACGAGCTAGCTGTCATTGCTAGAGACTATGCTATTAAAGCCATGGGCATCTTGTCAGAACTAGCTGAGAACGGGATGCCTAGTAGCGAAAAATCCCCTGGGGATGAAATCCGCCTAAAAGCTTCCACCGAACTAATGAAAGCTTTTCTAGTGATCAGAAAGGAAAATGGAGGTACAAGAAAAGAAAGCGGTAAAAAAGATGAGAAAGGCAAAGTGTTAGGTGGAATCCTTAACCTCTGGGACTTTGCGAAACCCGAAGATTAGTGGTGAGAATTAGCTTGCCTCATACCTCCGTATTAAAAGTTTACAAGCCTTACAATTAAAGATATACAGGTTCTTATTCGTTTCTTTTTAGGGGAATTTTATGGAATGGACAACATTAGCCATTTACGGGCTTATTGGCTTTTTATTAGCATTTTCTTTGCTTACTTGGATATTGGTTGCACAAATCCATTCAAAGGTAAGTTTGATTATTCTAATGTTAGAAAACAAATGTTTTGTAATTCCGAGGGAGTACCAAAATGAATCAAAAGCCGCTAGTGAAAATGTCAAAGGAAGAACGTGAGGAAGCCAAAAGACGCTTAGCTTATTTAGTAAGGCAGATTCAAAATGAAAAGGATGCAAAAAAGGAGACGCTGAAGGAAATCAATAAGACCATAAAGGATTTGGAAAAGCAAGCCATAGATTTAGCCGTGGTCTTAGCAGAAGAATTTTAAACCTGCTAAACTCCCTTTAGAACGTCTAACTCTAAGGGGAGTCGCTTCAATGACGATTACTTCGATACTCAATTATGATACACCAGCTAGCTTCACATACGATACCGATAAGATTGACCTCTCCAGTGGGAAGGCAAAGCTCAAGTTAGAGGCCAATCCCCTAAATTTCACCGAAACCTTTACTACTGATACCGGCTTCACCTATGACAATACCAAGGTTGAATTCGTAGCTGGTGTCATGAGGCAAAAGCTTAATCCTAGTGACGCTAATGCGGTATCGGCGATTAACTTCGACACCAAAGATTTGACTTGGGGTGGCGGTGTATTAACAGGGACTTTGGGCGGCGATGCAGCGGTATCTAGTAATAAAGTAACCTTCTCTGGAACTGCAACTGTTAATCAAATTAAATGGGCTTCGTCTGGCAATGCGCCTGGCTATAACACTGGCGAGATTAAGTTTAAACTAACCCCTGGATATAGTGGCTCACCTTCTCCAGTTCAGCTTATTTATGGCATTGACAACGGCGCAACAGATGTCAATCGGCTTATCTTTTGGCACGCTCCAGACGGCGATATGCATCTAAGAGTTTATGATAATGCAGGGTCTCAAATTGTCGAAATCGATACACCATGGTCACCGACCGCATCAACAGAATATGAAATCGCTATAAATTGGGATTGTACCAACGGACTATATCGAGTTTATGTAGACGGTACGTTGTTCCTATCAGATTTAACTGGAGTCAATACAGGAACAAGAAATAGCACCGGACTTACCAGTGTAAGATTTGGCACCAATAACCTTGAATCAAGTGCAAGTGCTGACTTTGCGATTGCTGATTATGTTTCTTATGACGCAGTTAAAACCACCGCAAACTATACGCCGGGTTACTCAATCCCTTATGCCTACCAATCTTCAAACGCTGATTTGCCCCAAGATACTTATTCCGGTTTAGGTGATATCCAAAGTTATGATAGCGCGACTTGTACCGTTGTTGGAAATCCTAGATTTACGGTCTCAGTGAATAGCGGAACTCATCAGTATTGGACAGGTTCAGCATGGGCAAATTCTGACGGAACTTATGCACAAGCTAACGACATAGGTACAATCAATACAAATTTACCTACGTTAACTGTTGCTGGAACTACCATTGATAGACGGGTTCATTTCACTGATACGTATACTCAAGATAGTGTTGACGATTACGTCTTTAATTATACAGCAGAAGATCTCTATTATGTTGATAACCCAACAATTATTTGGGCTAATTGTATTAGTATGAATTCTTTGTCGGAGTTCTTTGAAACGGCGGTTAAGACTGGCTCAGACGAAGTTAAGTACACCGTGACCTACACGAACCTGACCGGGTTTCCAGTAACGGAAGAGCGTTATTGGAGTGGTGCAGCTTGGGTGGCTTCCGATGGAACATATGCTCAAGCGTCAACCGCTGCGGATATTCATGCAAACTTAACAACGCTAACGACCCTTATTAGCGGCGGTGTGAATCTTTGCATTAAAGCATTTCTCCATTCAGACTCTGGATCATCGACCCCAGAACTCGAAAGCCTCTATTTTACCTATGTTCTAGCTGCACTACCTGACCCTGCAGTTCACTTTACAACGGTATATGGCTTTATCGATGATATCGCTGGTGAGGCAGTTAGTGCCGCAACGGTTCTTATTGAAAACCCGAATGCTTGGTATTACGAGGATGTTTATATTGCTAAGACGCTTAAGCGAGTTAGACCAGACTCAGACAACAGAAACCGTTGGGAAATACCACTTGTAGAGACTGTGACCCATTCACAAACATATAATATTACGATAACATATCGTAAAGGCGACGAAGAAATCACAGTCAATTATACGAGTATTTCAATACCTAAACAGGATAGCTACTTATTTACGGGTACATAGAAAAATTATGGCCGTTAATCGTTGCGCTTGCGGGCGTGACTGTGATAGCTATTATTTCAATCAAACCTCGGTTTATTCGTAATAGCAAAAAGCAAAAAGCTAGTTTAAGCCCCCTGGAACGCAAGCTCTGGGGGGCTCTTTTTCATACCCCTAAGCAACCATTTATAAAAGATTGGTTTCGCCAAGATCCGGTGATAAGGTCGGATACTCATTTTACTATGGAGAAGTTTTATGGAAGAGATAAAGACAGCGATTCAGGTAATCAATGACAAACCAAT